GTTGGTTGCTGATATGTTGATTGCTGATATGTTGCTGGTGTTAATATTTGATGAATTAACATCAAGTGCTGTTATGTTGGTTGCTGATATGTTGATTGCTGATATGTTGCTGGTGTTAATATTTGATACGTTGAGTATATTTATACTTGCCGATGAATTAACTCGTAGACCATTAAAAGAGCATTGAGATGCGATTATCTGATTAACTTCTACAAGCGGACCTGTGATTGCTGTTCCAAAATCAATCTCTCCGCTTATGCTTATGTTACTGGCGTTTAGTTTGCTTGCGTTAATAGTGGTTGAATCTAAAGTTGTTATGAGACCAATGTTTGTGAGAACTTCTCCGCCTGATATGATGGGTGAAGACATGATGGTTGTTCCGCGAATTTCAGCAGCGGTTATGTCGTTTGATACAGAGAGATTTTGAATTGATAAATTAGTGGTTGATGTGATGAGATTATTTGCTGGAGTTAGTTTGTGTCCATACCAATAAGAGCGTGTTCTTGCTAAATCGAGTTGAATTGAGCCTGAACCACCGTTCTGTACTTTGATTGTATCTTCTGCTTCAAAATATCCCTGAAAGGTGCAGCTCTCATTATTAGAAGCATATTCTCCTACTTGAACTCCAATGCTGTTGTTGATAGTAAATCTTAAATGGGGGTTTGATGTTGGAGATGACAATATAAAAATACGCCAACCAAATAAATAATATCCTGAAACTGGAATGGTATATGTCGCAAGTCCCTTGTTATAAGCCAATACATCAGGGATACAATACGCACCCATAGGAGATACACCGACTGCCGAGTGTTCGTTAAATGGAATAGTTCCGCCATTAGGAATTGTAACAACTGTTGCTCCAAAATCACAAGTTGATTTGAATCCATATTCTGTTGATTTAGTAAAGCCTTCAATATTATCTGCGTTGAGTAGCGATACGTTAATAGTTGATGCGTTGAGGGTGCTGAGATTGAGAGGGTCTGTTACGCTTCCTCCTGTGTTTGCAATGGTTGTTACTCCGCCGACTGTTGTCAACGCAATACCGAATCCAGCGCTTAAGTTTTGAGATATATCGCCAGTGATGCGTGTTGCCGAAATGTTTGTTACTGACACATTAGTTCCATTGAATTTGGGAGCAGTGACGCTAACAGATGTATTTACTGTTCCGCAAGTTACACCGAACCGAACATTCAAATTATTATCGATGCTTGCGTTTATTGCCGACAGGTTGCTTGTGTTGACGAGTAGAGCATTCATAGTGGAAGCATTCAAAAGAATACCTGCGTTTACTGTGGCTGCCGACAATGTTGAAGCTGTGAGGACGTTCGTCACATTCATTGAATCACATAAGATATTTGAACCGACCTGAAGATTATTAGAAATAGAAGTATTGACTGCTGATAAATTATTTGTCTTGATTAATATGTTGTTGGAGATGTTGTTACTTTCGAATGTTGTAATGTTTCCAGTTACTGCGTCCATGTCTTGGAATACACCGGTTATATAAGATTGAAAATATTCGGCTGTCAGGTTATAAAATCGTGATGTGCCCGACGCATTAAAATTTCCTGATATGCTTAGATTACCGATGCTTGCATTAGTGAGCGTTGATTTAGTTGAACTCAAATTGGTTATGGTTCCTTTAGTTGCTGTTAATCCGTTAGGACCGATTACATTAAGATTTCTAATACTTGCTTCAGTGAGGACTTCTAATTCCGACAGGGTCGTTGTATCTGCTACATTGAGGTCGCTTGTATTAATTGCTGAGAAAACACCGGTTGTTGCCTGAATAATAGTGTCTACATCGAGAGCAATCATTCCAACAGTATCGCTTGACCTTGGAATAGTCAATTTGGCTACGTCTGATTCTGTACCTGTTCTAAATAGAAAATCTGCTCCTGTCACATCAGTTGATACGTTCTTTCCAATAAACATAACTTGATTTGCGTCACGTTTAATGAGGGATTTATCCGTTAGAACTACTGATTGTTCGTTAATATAAAGCTCATCAACTATTGCGTGGTCTGCATTTACCGTGACTAAATTTGCAGTGTGTCCTCCTAGAGTTCCGTCCATTGATATATTTGATATATGCAGATGAGATGCATTAATAATTGATGCATTTATTTCATTTGCGGTAAGTTCTATAGTGGTTATACTAATAGGTTGAAAAATTGCTGTCGTTAAATTTACTATCGATGCATTAACTGCTGATAGGTTTTCACATATTACATTGTCCGTGGATACATTATTCGATGTGTAAGTGAAACCGCTTTGTGGTAAGTTGCCGTATACATTCTGATAAAAACTCATATTATTAAACTTTAGATTTATTTTTTAACAATTGTTCAATATACCATTTATTATGTGTAGTTAAACTATTTGTCAAAATCTGTTGTAATTTATTATATGGTTTCTTTTCACCGATTGGTTCCTGTGCGTAATCATCAACGAAATAAATATAATCACTGTATAGGTCATCTGTTGTTTTATCATTTGATTTCTTGCTGACAACTTTGCATCCTGCACTTAAACCTTTATTTATCCTGTGAGTTTCTAATATATTATCATGATGATACGGTATATTTAAAAGAACTTTTGCTTTTTGTAATTTCTTTGTTAATTCCAATTGTTGTATTAAACTATTGTCAAAAATAAATTCAATCTTTTTATCTGGATATTCGAATTGTAATTGTAAACATACCTCTTCTCTTTCTTTACTATATGACCCAACAAACAAATAATCAATATCTCTTATGCACTCTTCGGAGTCAGTGTCATAATGAAGAAAATCAAACCAGTGATAAGACCTTGTTATGATTCCGTGAGTTTCTTTTAAATAATCCGATGACACTGAATGATAATCGAAAACGATATTCTTTTTTAATAATTCAATATAATATTTATTTTTTAATTGATTGCTTGAGGGTTGTTCTGAATTCATAATAATATACCCGTAAGAGTACTCAGAGTTTTTTTGGTAAGTTAATAACTCTATTGATTTTTCATGTGCACCGTATACAATATATATATATCCTGCTACTGGTTCAAAGTCTTTTAGTATATCGATTTTTAGTCTTTGGCTCAGTACAATAGCTGGCTCGTTGAATATTGGGTGAAGTGTTATTATTTTAACATTGTCCATATAATATAAACTAGATATTTCTTTTTAGAAGTTTTAGTTTATATTGTAAAATGGCTAATTTACCCCTGTTTTTTTGGAGTAAGCAGCTGACACTCCTTTTTGAATTTTGGCTCTTGTTTCTTTATCCTTTGTTTTTCCTGTTTGAGATGCGCTCATTTTGGCTCTTGTTTCTTCAGACGCTTTTCCTCCTTTTTTTGCTGCAGCCATTTTGGCTCTTGTTTCTTCAGACTTTCCTTTTACTACTACTACTTCTTCTTCTTCTGCTGCTGCTTCTTCTTCTTCTGTCGCTTCTTCTTCTTCTTCTTCTTCTTCTTCTTCTGCTGCTGCTGCCGCTGCTTCTGCTGCTGCTTTTTCTGCTTCTGCTGCTGCTTTTTCTGCTTTTTTTCTTGCTTTTTTTTCTCGCTTTGTTTCTGTTTGTAACAGAGGTTCTTCTTCTTCTTCTTCTTCGGCAGCGAAACTTGAAGACTGAATAACGACAGTTTCTGTTGGTATTCCTACCATTTGTAATTCTGGAGTTTTGAACGCGTCTTCTGATGGGGATTTCAACATTGGTGCGTCTTCACCGACACCTTCTAAAATAGTGGGTCTATCTTCTATATCCCTTTGAGTAAATCCTCTTAATTGCGCGGGTGCTTCAGTTCGGGTAAGCTGCGGCACGTCTTGTTGTGCCACAGACCGAGTCAATGTTGGTTGTGGCATTGATTTGCTTAATTGTTCTCTAATTATACTAGCTAAATCAGGTTGTAATGCCATTGGCGCTGGTTGATAAATCACTTGAGGTGGCTTACTAGTCGCGCTGACTCTGGCTGAAGCGCCGGTTTTTCTAGGAGATTTGCGTTTTTTTTTAAATACATCTTGTAAATTGACAATTACTTTCTGGGTTTGGGTTTGTGTTGGTTTGGCTTTTGCTTTGGCTTTGGCTTTTTGCTTCGCAATTTTTATCGAAGATAATTTTGGCTTTTTTTTCTTAATATCTTTTTTTACAATGTCCATATATTATGCTTTAGTTTTTAATCCCCGTTTCAATATCTTGCAGCTCCAATTCATTAAACTTTTTATAAAATTTAAACTTGTTCGTTTTTTTTAATGACATGTCCACAAATAGGAAACTAAATTTATCATCATTCTCAAATACATAATTAAGCAGTGATTCGCTTTTGTTCTGCTTAAATGGGAGTAGCTCATTTATTATACTTTCACGTTCTAGCCTATTCTTTGGCTTGAAAGTCATAAAATGAGAAATGTTGTTCCTGATACCGGTTCCAGCGTCCCTATATTTTTGTAATAAGATAAAATAGCTAGTGTAATCGTGGCGCCTGTTCTGAATCATTTGAGTTAGTTTCTTATCAATGGCTGCAGACTTTCGAAGCTGAGACCCAACATCATCAAATATAATAGCACTATTTAATCCCTCCTCACGGTTCTTTTGAATTTCTTCTTCAAGTTCTTCTAACACATCTAAGGTTAATTTACGATGAATTTGGTTTTCTGGCAACTTTTTGAAGGGGTCGTTTTTGATACTGTTATTTGCAATAGTAGGTGAAACAACATATATTTTATGAAAGCATTTTAAATATGATTGTCTCATTCCATTTTTCTTTTTAGCACTCATCATACTATATAATGCGGTTGTTTTCCCTGACCCTGAAGCCCCGATGATTACCATACTGAACCCGCTATAGTTAGGCAGTGGCTCTGGTAAATCTTTGCATAAGGGGTGGTCCAGATTGTTTTTAGAGTTATGAAGCATTAATTTATTAGGTTTTTCGGTAATTTGTAATGACATTCTTATATATTAATTACACAAAGAAAATATTATTAGACGGAGGCTTGGGTTGTTGTCTTTGTTGCGGTTGTGCTTTTGATGGTTGTGCTTGTGGTTTTGGGGTTGGTGGCTCTGGTTTAGGGTCGTTGGTGTAATAATAATTGTTCACTATTTGTCGAGTCTTCTTCTGTTTTGGCTTAGATTGGACTGATACTGGTTGTGGCGGTGGTTGTTGTTGTAGTTTCTTAGCTGCTTTGGCTTCTCTGGCTTTTGCGAGTAAGGCTATTCTATTTGCTTTTTGTTTAGCAGCATCTTCTGGAGATATTACCTTTTTAACATAAGTTCTTTTTGGTTTTGGGGTTACTGGTTGAGCTTGTGCTTTTGCTTTTGGTTGTGCTTTTGGCATTATTACTTGTTCGAGGTCGCTGTCACTATCAGATTCATATGAGGAGTCCGAAGAATATTGGTCCATTATATAAATCTTTAGATTTTATTTTCTATAATATAGTATATGACCTCTATAATAAAAGGAAATTTAATGAACACCATAAAAATGGAAGATATCGACAATGACGAAGGGAAAGGCAACTGGACCGATATATCCGATGAAACATTAGTTGAGATGTTTTCGGATATCATCGTAAATAATAACAATGAAGATGCTATATCATCGGAGTTCTGCTTCCATAAAACACGAGATGCGGAATATTACGCTGACAAATACCCTGGGTTTTCAGATGAAGTTTACCAAATTCTTGAAGATGAACAAGAGAAATTAAATAAGATGTTGACTACAGATTGAACTTAGCTTTAAACGCTTCAATGTTCTCAAGTAAGCTTCTGGAATCGCCCCACAGTAGATGGTAAGACAACGCACCAGCTGTGAATGGGTCGTTTATACTGTCTCCCTTGTGACGGACACGGTAAGCATCACGCTTTTTGTCAATATACCCAACGGGACCAATGGTGTAATCATCGTATCCTTTAGCGCCGAAGTGTGTCTGCTTAAGTTTACCATCAACGTAGAATGTAGCCATGAACTTTTTGTTTTTTCTTAAAGATTTTTGTATAGATACTAGTTTATCTTGCATATATATAATTATAGAAAATATATATCTATAAATGTCTATAAATAACGGTTGTAAAAAAGAGCAGATTTGGCCAAAAAGAGCAGATTTGGCCCAATCTGAAGATATTCCGCTAGAAGCCGGAACTGGGAAAAAATAGTTTATGGAAATTGGGCCAAATCTGCTCTTTTGGCCAAATCTGCTCTTTTTTACACCCGTTATACTTATTATTGTATAAAACATACTTAAAGAAATAAAATCTATAGTAATTATATAATGAAAACTCAAAATCCGTGGATTGAGCATGTGCGTAAATACGCAAAAGACAACGATATTTCATATGGTTGTGCAATTACTGAAGCAAAGGCTACTTATGTTAAAGTCGATAAGAAGAAACCAACCTCAAAACCAACAACTAAACAACCAGAACCAGAACCAGAACCAGAACCAGAACCAGAACCAGAACCAGAACCAGAACCAATAGATTTAAAAAATATTATAGTACAATCAGGTGAAAGAATGAGAGAAAAAGGAAAAGATATGATAGGTAAGTACATCTTTTATAGGGGAGAATTTGGGAAAATATTAAAAGTAAATAGCCGAACTTTACAATATTTACCATTTGTTAAAGATATTGAGAAACAGATTTCAAGTTCTAGGGATGCAGCCTATAGAGTGATGTTTCATTCATACAAAGAAGAAACCGAAAAACCCGTAACTGTCACCTTAAAACAATTAAAACAAATGGATGTAGTAATAAGCTTTAAAAATATCATGAATGTTTCTGAATTTGTGAAACAGTTTATTATTATATCTGAACCAAGTACTTATTCTTATCCTATAACTGAACTTATTTATAAAACAGATTTTAAACAATTCATAAAAGACAATAAAAAACGAATAAAAAATGGGGAATATTTTATTAAAAAAACAAGTCCCACCCCTACTTATTCTACCGAACCATAACCAAAAGCACTATTTATAAAACATGCTTAAAGATTTATTATATATATACTTATATATATAATGAACTCAATCCAACCAGAATCTATTAAAAAAACAATCACTCCTGATAAGGTGCTGGCGTCGGTGTCTAAATACCAAAAAGCAAACAAAGAGAAGATGCATTTGAAATGTAAGCGCTATTATGAAAGGGTTATGGCTGACCCTGAACGCCGCGCAGCACTAAAGGAAAAGCAAAAGCTATACAGGGAAAATGCAAAACTAAAAAAAAGTCTACAACAATAATTTCTAAAAATTTGAAAAAAACCTTTAGAAATTTCATACTTCTTTAAGTATAAAACCATACTTAAAATATACTTAAAGAAATAAAATCTATAGTTTATATATATGAATCAATTTTGTGAATTAACACTTACTTCAACCTCAAGTGCTCTTGAAAACATCACCCTTAACGAGTATATAGACATGAATGTACTTGAAAAGCTCATCAACTCAACCCTATTAAAAGAAAAATTCAACAATCCATTTGCAGCAATCCATCAAACAGAGCGCAACCAACTAATGAAATACAAGAATATAGTAAAAAACAATGAATATGCAGAAGTTAAATACAACAGAGTGAAAGGTATGGAGTGCGGCAGAGTAAACCCCAAGAATTGCTTAGGTCTATATTCAATCCGTCGTGAAATCCGACACACACTAGCGAAACATCGGTATACGGACCTTGACATTGACAACTGCCATCCAGTCATCCTAAATCAAATTCTAATGGCAAACAACCTCCCCAACAAATGTCTTAACTCATATGTAACAACTCGTCAAGATTGGTTTGATAAAGTATTAGAATGTTTCAACATAACAACCACTGACAAAATAAAAAGAAAAGAAATACCAAAAGCTTTATTTATTAGAATCATGTATGGTGGGGGCTTGAAATCATGGATGAAAGATTTTGATATTGACGAAAATATTAAACCATTTCAAGAACTAAAAGATTTTATTGATGAAAATAAGATTACAATGCAGACTATAACGGATGCGAACCCCAATTTAAAACAAAAGATTGTAGAAAGGAAGGAGGAAATGAAAGTAAAAGATTACAATCTTAATGGCTCAGTATGCAGTTATTATTTACAATCCAAAGAATGTGATATATTAGAAGAAATGTATATTCACTGCAGAAAAAAGAATTTAATCCAAAATGATAGCTGTGTGCTATGTGCGGATGGGTTAATGGTTGAAACTAAAAACTATTATCCTGATATTCTTCAAGAGTTCAAAACAGTTATTAAAACTAAATATGATATTAATGTTAATTTTAGTACAAAGGACATGGACCAAGACTATTTGGAAATTCTAGATGATAACTTAGATTTTAAAATTTACAATGAAATAACAACAACGGGTCTATTAGCTAACTATTTTAAAACATTCTTTTCTGAAGATTTCATGATGGTAAAAGATAGATTATACAGATACACCGGGGTTTACTGGTGTCCTGATGATTCTAAAAAGTCAACTACCCTGCATCAATTCATATCTCATACCTTTTATAAACACATGGGGAAATACTCAATTAAACAAAAGTCAATTATTTTTGATAAACTAACTACTGCAACGGAAGACGAGGAATCAAAGATTAAAGACGAACTAGCTAAACTAAACCAATTTGAGGAGAAAGTGAATTTATACTGCAACTCGGTCAACTTAAGAAATAACCTAGTCGAAGATATCAAGCATCATATTATCAAAGATGTAACTCTAGATAACGAACCATTTTTATTTGCATTTACTAATAAAATTTATGACTTAAAATTAGGAGAATTTGTAAAACCACAAACTAATTTTTATATCACTATCACAACAGGGTTTGATTATATGGATTATTACGATGAAGCAAATGTAATAGAATTAAATAGAATCATCGGCACCATCTTTACAAACCCTGAAATAAAAAACTATTACTTACAATGCTTATCGACTGGACTTTATGGTTCTCAAATTGAAAACCTATTTATTGGAACAGGTGGGGGCGGCAATGGGAAATCTTTAATAAATAGTCTTACGATGAAAGCTATGGGCGGATACGGATATAAAATTCCATCATCTACCCTATTAGCACCAATTAAAGATGGCGGCAACCCACAAATAGCCAACCTTGACAACAAACGATTTGCTCTAGCTCAAGAACCTGATAAAAATAAACCAATCTGTTCCTCCACAATGAAAGAGCTTACAGGAGATGACACTATTAATACTAGAAAGTTATATTCCGGAGAATGTGAAATTAAATTAAAATTAAGTTTGTTTCTAGAGTGCAACGAGTTACCAAAAATGGATGAAGTGAACGACGCTATTATTCGAAGAGTCCGTGTAATTCCATTCACATCAAAGTTTGTAGATGAATCAACTTTTGAAACACTTGAAGCAGAAGAAATTAAAAACAGTAATGTATTTTTAGGTAATACCTTTTATAAAACTGATGAGTTCAAAGCACAATACAAACAAGCTTTACTGATGATTCTATTCAAGAAGTTTGAAGATTTTAAAAATAATAAATTTCAATTGATTAAACCTCCTAAAGAATGTACACAAGCTTGTACTGAATACCTTTCAATGTCAGATGACATTTACGATTGGTTTATTAATATTTATGAACCTACAGATGATAAAACTTCATTTCTTTATTATGATGACATATTCAGTAATTTCACCTCATCTCAATATTATGAGAATTTAACCAAGAAAGAGAAAAGAGACAACAACATGAAGCGATTCACCATGAAATTAGAGAAATGTTCGTTCTTATCTAAAAACCTCAAAAAACGAAACTCAACCTATAATAAAATTAAGCACAATAAACCTTACATTGTCGGTTTCAAACTACCTGTAACGGAAGAAGAGGAAGAAGAAGTGAATCCGTTAGATGTATAAGTGAAAAATTAATCATATTATTATTAACCAATAATAATATAATTTAATCAGAATCAGAATCAGATGTGGTATCGTCATCTAATTTCAAAAATGTAATTTCATTTGCAAGGTCCATATTTTTTAAACCTTTCATTAGAATAGCTTCGTTTTTTTCATATCTATTTTTTTTACTAACTATTTTTTCTAATAGATAAGAATAAAAATATAAAGCATCATCGATTGTTTCAATTGTAATATCATCAAGGAGTTCATTTATTTGACTGTTAGGCATATATAATTAAACTAGATATTAATTTACTAATCGAAACTCACCGTGAAATTTGGTTTACTGTTGATAGCTTTTGGAATTGTAACAACTAACGATTCTAGTGGTTCTGTATTAATATTGTTATCGTTAATTATTTTTATTAGTAGTGTCTTATTTTTTTTCTTATAGCCTTTAAGTTCCGGCGCCTCATTCGTAATTAACCATTTAATTTGAGTTGCGGTGAATTGCATTAAGTCCATATATATAATAAACTAGATTATTTTTTTTTATAGTTCGCGTTCCAAATCACGGTCAGGAAGCGGACTCTCAATCGATGAATCAGAACTGCTAGGAACACTCTTGATTACACGTTCTAGTTTATTTTGAAATTCCAACATTTTATCTAGATTTTTGCTTTTTAATAAGCTAGATTTGGAAACTAAAGACATATAGCTATTATACGTCTTTTCGAGATATAAACTGCCCTCACATGCCCGATGCTCCCTATCTAATAGTAATGTCTTTTTTATATTAATAGCTAATGCATAATAGTCTTTTGCGCATTCATTTTCGCTTTCAATTTGGTCATTTATCTTTAAAAAAAGTTCAATACTGTTCAGTATACTAACTGTCAACCCCAGCCCACATACTATCAAATTAATATGAGACTGATGCACAAACCCATTTAACGCAAGAGATACTGAACTTACACTGCTTAATACGATTGTTGGTAATCTGAAATATTTGATAATAGATTTGTAATAAAAATAACTGTTGGAGTGTTGCTTTGAAGCTTGAACACAATTTATCATTAACTTTCCTAAAATGTTTTCTATATCGTTGGACCATGTCATATACTAAGCGTGAGATATAATCAAGCATCAGCAATTACTGGTCCGAGGCTTGGTTTAGTAGCATCTTTTTCTCTACCAACAAAACTATTAAGAGAATGTTTTTCATTAAGGCTACCGTCATGATTAGATTTTTTGACTTTTCCAATTGTGTTTCTATTAAGCAAACTAGTACTAATTACATCACCAACTACGTGGTGGTGAATTAATTTATCTTTTAATACCTTCTGGTCTTCTGGTGACAACCCCTCACCTAGAGACTTATTAAATGGTTTAGTATAACCTGTATTGAATACGCGAGCCTCTTTTACATTATCACGAATTGATTTGCTCTTGGCCATTGCGTGAGATACTGTTGATGCACCAAGTGAATGTCCAGTTAAAGTAACGGTTCCTGCTGGCTGTGTTTTTAAAAGATTTTTTATTTGTTTGGTTCTGTTTTTAAATTGCTTATCATATTTTTGAAGTCCCAGTCCTAGCCTAATATCGCTCATTATATCTTTTGAGTTTTTGATATCAGTCCCTTTGCTGTTTAAAACAATAGAACCATCGGTTTTATTTTTATACACAGCAACTCCTCTTTTAAGCTTTTGTAGCTCATAATTTGAGCCCTCCAATGCTTTGTTAATTTTTCTTGTTGCTTTCGGTTTATCGTGTTTATCAACATGATAGTGGATTTGAGACAATTTCGCTAATTCTGCGGTTGACATATATAATAATATCTAGATTTAATTATATGAACAACAGCGCCGATATCCTAATCCCAACTTATAATAGGAAAAAGTTCGAAGAGCTAATCAATCACAATATCGACATCCAGACCTACCCATTTATCCAAAATATAATTATTGCCGACGATGGCGACGATGATAAATTAATTATTGACACTAAAAAATATAACGTTTTATATTACACTGTACCACGGATGACAATTGGGAGCAAGCGTAATTTCCTATTAGATAAGTCAACTAGCAGATATTCCATATTTATGGACACGGACGATTTTTATAATCCTGACTATATATCAACAAGTATTTACAATCTGATTAACTCTGGAAAGGCTATCTCAGGGTCCGCCGATATGAATATGTTATCAACTAATAGTTACTATAGGTTAAATTGTATCTTTATAAATATGTTAAATGAAGCCACCCTCGTAATAGATACAGAAAGTGTCAAATTTAGATTCGAGGAGGTTATGACAAGTGAAGGTGCAAAATCACTAGAAAAGTATATAAAATATATTCATGAAACTAATATTGATGATATAATGGTATGTATACAACATGATTCTAATACTGTTAGTAAGCAACATGTGGTAGATGATAGGTATAAAATCACAGATAGACCAGGTTATGATGAGCACTTAAAAATTCTATCTAATATTATATAATGGAACACAACTTTAATCATCAAACAGAGATTAAAAAACCCACAGAACCACAAGTGAAATATATTCCACCAGGGAAATTTATCGATGTCGATGAGCGATATTACCAAAACAATGGGAATTTAAACCACCAGCAAGAGGGATTCGGCATGATGGGGCAACCTTTAAAACCATATGGCGAGAATGCCAACTATCAATCAACAGCTTTAATTAAACAAGAAGGTGGATTAAATGAATCACTCAAAGTCAATTACGGTTCTTACATTTACAATCAAATTACAGGATGGGATGCTGCTCACCCAAATTAAAATCAATAGTAATATATAATGTATCAAGCAAACACTAATAGTCAAATTTCAACTATCTTCCTAAATTCAGATAATGCTAAAAAATCGAATAATGCATATGAATTCGACATGACAAGTGCTATATCGTGTCCACTTTCACAAAATATACTTCTAAGTGTTGCTGAATTCGAGACCCCTAACACCTTCCCCATATTTGATTCAACTAATAATATATTTAATTATACAATCAATCATCCTGTTACTAATTCGGTATTATTTACAATGAATCTAGTCATCCCAAGTACTATCATGAATCCGGTCGACTTTTCTAATTATGTCAATTATAATTACATAACCACTAAACCAACAGGGTATGATGAATTTATATTTTCAGTTAACTATAATAGACAGAGCTTTATTTTAGAATTCTCATGTAATACTCATTTTAATATTATATATTCGAACGCTTCTAAAGTGTTGGGGTTAAACGATGATTACCCAATTTATGCTAGCCAATCCCCAGCTTATAGCATTAGGCAAAATCCAGTTAGTTTTATTTTTACTAAGAATATTTTTATAAAGACACAAGAATTCACATTAAATAATATTAATAGTTACGGGGATATTACAAATACTTTTGCTAGAGTTCAAGTAAATTGCAACCCAGGACAAATGATTTTTTATAAACCTATCGAGTTGAACCGTTTTATAATTGCTACTAAAACAATTAAAAAATTAACATTCAGCTTTGAAAACGACAGGAATCAACCAATTATTAATTTAAATTTCCAGTTAATTTTAAAAGTAGAATTAGTATATCCGCAGGTTCAAGATGATTCAACTTATCAGTCAGGGACAATCGATTATTATTTGAAAAACAATATAATACCAGATGAAGAAGAAGAACAGGATGAAGCGTTCGGTGTTTAAAATATTGACGAATTTGTAAAAACTTCGTATATATAAATACAAATTCGTCAACCAGCATAGAGCCACCATATAAAGGGCTTTCAGCAAATTTGACCATTTTCTAGTTTAAGGTATACATACTAATAAAAATAAAAATCTACTTTAAAATATATATAATGGGTTACAAGTTTGGAACTAAAAGACAAAGGCGTTATGCTATGGGCGTAAAAAATCAAGTACATGATGCATCCAAGATGGGGGTAAAATATTCTAAAGCAGTAGGTGCTGTATCCCCAATGATTGGATTAGTAGCACCAGAAATTGGGGTTCCTTTAAGTGCCGCTGCTGCCACCACAGGTATAGTGGCTACAGGCATTGAGCGTATCACAAGATAAAAAAGGTAAAGGTATATAAATTTAAAATTAATATCTAATATTAAATATATATAATGTCCGATGACGCAGCAGTTTTTAGCGAGGCCCTCGCATTTCCTCAAACAAAGAAGCGCGCCGTGAGTGCCCGCAGCTTCAGATCGAAACTTTCGCCCAGCAACGGTTCAACCTTTGCCGCTGGTAGTACGATCAACCTCGATCTCCCTGCCAACCTCTCAAACCAATACTATAACTTTAATCAAATGTACCTCAAGTTTAAAATTAATGTTGCAGGAGGCGATGTGAAATTAGACAGAGCCGGAGCTGTCAGTGCTATAAAGAGAATGCAAATCTCAACGGCTGGGGCTCAGCTATACGACTTAAACAATTACAACGTTTTAGCTACCGCGTTATTCGATACTGATTCAAATTCAGAATATAAAGCAAGCTCAGGAAACCTTATGATGGGAACTTTAGGAGACCAACTTCAGGGCGTGGAATTAATAGACGCTTCGGTAACAACATTCACCGTGCCTCTCATGTTAAACCCAATGAGCATGACCACCCCACACAGAATGATTCCTGCGTTCTCCCTGTCCCCGATTCAATTCAAAATCACACTTGAATCTTCCCACGGAATTGGCGCATGCTCAGCCGACGCCGTGGCAGTTTCATACACTGACGTAGAGCTTGTATCTTTAATGTGCGAGTTATCCCCTGGAGCTCAATCTAAAATAGACCAAATAACACAAGGTCAATATAATATTCTAGCCAATTCTTACATTAACTCTCAAGGTAACATAGCCGCTGCCGTAACTCAAGTCACAGTTAACCTCGGTGTGTCTGTATCATCCCTCGAAAGAATTATTGTAGTCCACAGACCTGACGACACCGTTTCTGCACGATCTGCTTTCAATCTAGGTAATAGAACCACATCTGGAATCAATGAATTTCAATTTTTAATTAACTCTGAGAACTACCCGTCTCGTCCTATCATATGCAGCGACACTCCAGAGTCTTATGCTGAAATGCTTATTGCTTCTCATAGTCTAACCGATTTCAAGGCTGGTAACTGTTTAAACAATGGCCTTGCGGCTTACAACACCGCCGCCAATTCCACTTCTTTATGCAATGGAGCTCTTACTGGTGCTCTGCCTGGGATTGACAAAAGTAATTGTTTCTATTTAAAAGACGGGGCTGGCCTCTCCGCTGGAGGCGTTCCTGAAGATGGGGGTGCGGTTGCTGCATCAACCTCTAGTGATATTGGAACGTTCTTATGCGCTTGTGAATTTGAAAACGGAGTCAGTGATGGTAGAAGCAGTCACATCTATTCAGGGGTCAGCACGATTTCATCCAACGTTCAATACAAAGGCCAATACTCCAACGTTCATGAAGCAGCCACTCTTGATTTCTTCTCTCAATTCACCGTGATGATGAGTTTAAATATGAGAGGTTCCGGGGTGTGGGCCATTAGCGTGTAGAGTTAACCCTATTCACTTTCCATTTAATAAAACCAAAAGGTGGGGAAATGCGATTTGGACATTAACTATCTATGACAAATGGATATATCGCATTTTTGCCACTTTTGGTAACTGAATAGGGTGGTTTTAACCGATTATTCAGATTAATTTTAATTAAGTTTGAAATAATTTTAAAATTATTTCAAAAGTTATGTGAATTAATGTGAAAAATCCGTATATTTACAGGGGTATAGCCTTTCTATACTCATTTGCGGGTTCCCCTACGTCTGGGGTTTCTATTTGGAGCACTGTTGCGAATGATACATCTACAAAATCTAATATTGTTCCCTCTGAATCTACAAAATAAAATTCTAATTGCTGAATATTTCCTGATATCATAGTTTGCATAGGATTTACCGATTCTATATAGTGGTAGTTGGTACCTTTAGTGTAATCAAACTTACACAGACCAATAACAGAATCTGTTTTATTTAAATTCAATTGATTTGCCGCGTCTCCACTGAACATCATTATTAATCCTGTATTTACTTCAGTTGCTGTAATATATTCAAGTTGGTGAAGTGAGATTAAAGCATAAGGTGGAAGAGCGGATAGTAATCCGTTAATATTGATTCTTATTCTGTCATTATTAATAATTGTAACTAAATCAGAAGTGTTCGCCGCTTTGGTGTCTATATATACATATTGTTTAACCATTATATATAGATACTTATATTATTATTTTTAAGCCATAGCTTTAGCCTGTTCTATAGGATTACTTGAATCTGCATTAACATTGTAAAAACCATCAACGACTCCTAAACTTGTCCCTCTAGACTCTGATAATCTTTTAATTGAGGCGGGGTCTTTTTTATCATAGTAGTAATCAATCATCATTTTAAATATCTTAGCTTCTCCGTTCTTATCGATATACATTTTACGTAAGTCATTTGATATTTGGGTTGAGTTTAATAATTTCCCTAATTCTAATTTTTTAACTGCCATTATAAATTTATCATCTGTTATATCGTGAATTTGTTTTCCATATTTAGAATGTGTCTTGTAATCATCTCTAATATATTTAACTCCATCTTTTTTTATTAATAGATAATTTTTATTAGGTTCGACTTCTTTCTTAGTTTTTACAATTGTCAAATTTAAATCTTTATTTCTCACTCCAAAATTCATCATTAAATAATTCACGATATATTTCTTATATTGCTTATCTTCAAATGCTTCATCGAGCTTCTGTTTAAAAGTTTCATAACTGATTAAACTTTCTCCTACTTCATTCAGTTTAGTTTTTTGATGTGAGGTTCTGTTCTTTTGTAATGTGCTTCGTAATAGTTTCAATTTATCTACGGGTAATTCTTTGATATTTCTTAATACAATTATTAAATTTAAAAAATCTAATTGTGTGTTTGGGTTTGTTTGTGATTCAATGAATGTTGATACCTTTTTAATTTCTTGTGAATCTTTACTAGGTAATTTAAATTTTAATTTTTCAAACCGTTTTAATAAACTGATATAAACCTTTTTTGAAGATTCAGAAATTTCTTTCTTTTGAATTATGTCAATTAATGTTTCCATTATATATAATTAAACTAGATATTTTTTTTTAAATTTAAACTAACCCTTTTTTAATTAACTTAATAATTCAATGACTAACATGCTCCCTGTCCCTCCGCGGAGTCCATTCCAATTGTTATTGTAAAGGGGCGTATTTTTGGCGACAGTTGTCCATACTTGTAGGTAATCATTCACGGCACAAGTTTCAATCCAGGTTACACTATTGCTTCCATATTGTGCATATTGGGATTGGTCGCTACGAGTATATATAAATGTTTGTGCTCCTGTTGGTGTATTGTTTTTAGTTGCTCTCGACCACCACGAGACACGATTAGAATATGAGTTATTATATACGTGTTGAGTAAAAGTTATTTTATAAGTTCCTGCGGTTTGGATAATCGCTCCTGTGTTTACTGCTCCTGTTGATATTGGGACTGCTACATAAGTGACATGAGAACTTGTTTGATCTGTTTGATCGTAATTTGTATAATAATCATTTCCTGAGGGGTTCGGCTGTTGAAGTCCGGTTGTCCGTGCGGCAAATACACGAGACACAGGGAGTTGATACGGCAATGAGTTTGATATATTTGTAACCCCTGCGGCGGTTGATAATACAATTCCAGTTCCTGCGGTTAGGTTTCCTGCTATGTCGCCTGTCAAAGTTGTTCCATTAATAATCCCTGTTGTTTGAATGTCACCTGTTATATTAATATTCCCTGCTCCTGTTAGTGATGTTGCTATAGTTAGGTCTGTTGATGATATGTTTGTAATCGTTGCACTGGGTGCTGTTATGGCGTTTGTGCTTGTTAGATTATCTACGGTTATTACCCCTGTTGGAGAAATTGATATGTCATCTGTAATATATCCGTTTCCTATATTTAAATTACCGGTGCCTAGATTACCAAGAAAAGTATTACCCGAATTCGTATAAATATAAAAATCATTACCAGGGACGAGTGACTGAACCCGAATATTACCGCCAGGGTCAATGGATAAATCATTTGATATATAAACTGATGAAGCGTTGAATTTAACCGCATCGATCTCTCCTATTGTGGTGATTGATTTATCGCCTGTTGTTGTATCAAAGGTCATCGCCGATGCCGAGATGTTGATTGCTGATATATTGCTGGTGTTAATATTTGATGAATTAACATCAAGTGCTGTTATGTTGGTTGCTGATATGTTGATTGCTGATATGTTGCTGGTGTTAATATTTGATGAATTAACATCAAGTGCTGTTATGTTGGTTG